ATGAGGGCGCTGAACTTCGCCGTAAAGATAAAAAATAATATTCGACAACTATATGCACAAAATCATCGACTTTTAAGTTACACTGCAGTAACAATTATTTCGAAAGTGGTGGAATACAGTGCTATAGTTGTTTTTGTTTTGACTTTTTTTATATTTTACATGGTTGACTTGATTCAAAATATTATATTTTATAATGATTTTGTTAAAAAATTAAATATACTTCAATTTCTTTTTGGATAATACTATAATGAACGTTAGTTCTTAATATGTAAGTTGCATATACATGCGCCATTCTCATGTAAAAAGAAAGTGTTAGTAACTTACACAAGGAGGGGGACTATTATGTTCATAATAAAGTCTATGTTGTATAGACTGATACAAATGATAGTTGTTTTATTTGTTATTTCTACACTTACATTCATTTTAATGAAATTATCACCAGGCAATCCTGTTGATAAAATATTACATCTTGATGTAGCACAAGTGTCGACGGAACAAATAAATGCAACCAAAGAAAAATTGGGATTAAATGATTCTTTATTGGTACAGTGGTGGCATTGGATGAATCATTTATTACATTTTAATTTAGGAAAAAGTTTTGAATCAAAAGAACCGGTAACACAGATATTATTCAACTATGCACCCATAACATTACTCATATCTTTTTCAACATTAGTAGTGTCGTTATGCATATCTATACCGCTCGGCATTATAGCAGCCAAACGATTTCATAAGTGGACGGATAAAGTGATTAGAGTGATCTCAACTCTATCAATTAGTTTACCAGCGTTCTTTATCGGTATTATTTTATTATTTATTGTCACAAATTTAATGAATATAGATAGCGTTATACTAAGTCAGTTTATATTACCTGTACTCACGCTATCTTTAGGTATGTGTGCATACATCATTCGTTTAGTGCGTTCTAATTTATTGATGTTATTGCAAAGTAATATCGTACAAGCATCAAGATTACGCGGTATGAATGAATGTTATATTTTAATTCATGATTTATTAAAAACCAATATTTTATAAATCCTTTAACACCAGTATTTATAGCGTTTTAAAGTGTTTGTTAAAATAAAAAAGGGCAGAAAAAGGGCGGATTTTGTTAACTAGGAATATTTTCGATTTTTTGTATTAGTTCTTTGTCCATTTTCTCTGTTACATGAGTGTATATTTGAATAGTCGTTTTTTCATCTGTATGTCCAACTCTTTTCATGATTGCTTTTAAAGATATATTCATCTCGACTAGCAAGCTTATATGTGTATGCCTAAAAGTGTGAGTTGTAATCTTTTTATTGATTTTTAATTCTTGAGTTGCGTCATCTAATAAACTGTTAATTTTCTGAGTGAATAGCGGGTTTCCTTTCCTTGTGGTGAATATAAAACCTCGATCTATATAATCTTTCTCCCACGAAGCTAATTTTTTATTCTCCAACATGATTTTTTTCAGAATGTCTACAGAGCGTCTATTTATCGCTATTTGTCTTTTGGAGCCTTTAGTTTTTGTTGTATCTTTATAGCCAAAACCATTTTCGTGTTTAATCCAGTGTATTGTTCCATTAACAGAAATTGTTTGATTTTCTAAGTCTATATCACTATTTTGTAAAGCTAGAACTTCGCCCACTCTCATACCTGTTAGTGTCTGGAGCTCTATTATGCTAGCAACCAAAAGGTTCCTTCTATAATTTCTCTCTTTTTTATTCAGTATATGATCACGAATTTGCAAAACTTGACTCATTTCTAAGTAGTTTTCCATTTTAGCTTCTTCTTTTTCAATATCTTCAATTGTTTTGCTTTTCTTTGGTAGTTCGACATCAATTAATAAGTGCTTATTAGGGTAGTTGTAAAATCTAACCGCATAGTTAATGGCTTTTTTCATATCGCCGAGTTGTTTTCTTGCTTGGTGTATAGAATGTTTATCCGATAATGTATAAATAAAGTTTTGCATGTATTTTGTATCAAGTTTGTTTAAAAGTAGGTTCTTAGAACTATTTGATTTTATTATTTTGATTCGCGACTTTGTATTAACTATCGTAGTTGCCTTAGAACCAGATGTTTTAATATGATACTCAAGCCACTCATCTAATAGTGCATGAAAAGTCAAAGTTTTTAGATCGCTTGATGACGTGTCATTTAACTTTTCTTTTATCTTCGCTTCTAATTTGAACATTGCTTCCTTTTGTGATTGTTTTGTATTTTTGTTCAATACAATACTTATGCGTTTCCATTTATTTGTATACGGATCTTTGTATTTCTCATAGTATCTGTATTTAGTTTCATTCTTCTTATTTTTAAATTTTTCAAACCACATATTTATACCTCCTTAGATTTGACGAAAAACAATAGAGATAGGCAAACTACCTTAAAAGTGCTTACTTTTACATTGCAACTTAAGACATAGTTCTTTTCTACGGTATATATGAAAAGCGTGCAAAAAGACAAGGTGGGTAAAATCACACCTTGTCTTTAGAGTTTGATAGTTAAAAGCGATATTACGTTTTTTGAGTTACATTTAGTGCCAGTTTATAGAACTTATATATCCACCAGTAATTTTAATATTTTTTCTATGCTCTTGAAGAGGTTTCGTTAAGTCGAAAGTATAATAATCTTTATTGTTATTAGTTCTAACAACAGCAGTTTTTTGTTTTCCTTCTAGTTTTTTAGCAACTAAATATAAGTCTTCTACAGTTTCGGCTTTGAAAGAATGTGCATCCGGAGACTGGTTAAACTCCTCGATGATTTTAGATGCTTTTGCATCCTCCTCTGGGCTTAGCTGATACGACTTATCCTCAACTGTTTCGATGTTCTTATTCTCTTCTGGAAGCCCCCACTGCAGTTGTTCAACTTCCCAATAGTAAGCTTTTGCTTCAGAATTTGTGTACGCAAACAGCCCTGAACCTACAATAACTGATGCGAATAAAGATTTGACGATGTGTTTTTTCATTGGTGTGTACTCTCCTTATGTATAAATATGTCGCTTCTTAAAGCGCACTTTCATTGTAATTAGAGAGTTGGAGATAATCCAGTTAACACATTCTTAAATAAAGTTAAGTTTAATTTAAGAATAAAAGGCATAAACAATTTAGCTATAAAACAACAGACTAGTAATATATTCAGTTTTTAGTAAGTATTTTTTATCATCTCTTTTTATCTTGAGTCTCATCTTCGTTTAATTGTTTTTCTATCTTTTCATCTAAGTGTTTTTCAAGGTTGTTACGAAAAGTATCTTCATATACGAGGGAAGCGATAAATATTAAAATAAGTAACACCAGGCAACTAATCCAAACATAAAGCCACCTTTTTTTAGATCTCTTTTGCTTTTCTGAATGCTCACCATCCATGTCGTGTTGCTCCTTTATACATAAATTTATTATTTGCTATCGAGTATCTCTGTTAAAATTCAATTCTCTAATCCACATGTGCTTAAAAAAGAAGTAGTATAAAACTACTGATGTTGTGACAATAGTGATAACTTTCTTCATTTTTATTTCTCCTTTTTCATATTTAAGTGTTGACACAAGGGTAGGAGGGCTACCCGCAAAAAATGTTCAAAAAAGATATCTGTATAATACAGACGCCACTTATAATTACAAGATTACATGGTTAATCACCATAAAAGGCAACAAACTATATTCGTGTTTTAAAGGAAATGCCTTGAATATATTTAAATTATATCGTCTTATATCAGGAATCTGCAATATATAATTTATATCAAAAATAAATAGTCACCAAATTCCTAAAGTGGTAGTAACTCAAAAAGTTAATCAAGAGTTAAGGGATATTTAATTCATAAACACAGTTAAATTTTTTATACTTATGTCAAATAAAGTTTTACATGGAGGTTATTAAAAATGTTCAAGAAACATCGTACAAAAAATTCTATTATGTTGAAATCTGTTTTAGCCCTAGGTATCATTTCTTCAGGAACGTTTGGGATAAACTCAAAAGTTGATGCTGCAACTCAAAACGTCTCAAGTGAGCAAAAGGGTTCAGAACAATCTTTGGTTCAAAAACTATATGATAGATACAGTAAAGATAAAATAAATGAAAAGTCTAACACCCTAAATAATTGGGTTTTATCAGACAGACCTTTACAGGAAAATCAAGTTCGATTGAATTTTGAAGGAACTTATAAATATGCCGGCGTAACTTATAAGCCCAAGAGAAATATCACTTTAACTAAAGAGACTATTACTTTAAAAGAATTAGATCATATTGTAAGGTTCGCTCACATTTCTTATGGTTTATATACGGGAGAGCATTTACCTCAAGGTAACATCGTAATAAATAGAAACGATGGTGATAAATATACATTAGAAGTGCATAAAGAATTACAAAGTCATAGAGAAAACGTAAAAATCAATACCGCTGATTTAAAAAATATAACATTTGATCTTACTGAAAATCCTAATTCTGATAAATGATTTATTAAAATCGTATAGGTACACTGTTAGTGAAAGTATGGAAGCTAAGCAATCAAGCATTGCTTAGCTTTCTTTTTTCTGGTAAGACTTTGTTGTTTATCCTTCAAACTCTATATCATAAATCGACATTTCAATGCTGTCATACAATTCATGCTTTTCCATGTATAAGAACCACTGGTTATCTGGTTGCTTACCGTTATCTTCAACGTTAGATTTAACTTTTTCGTAAATGTTTTGGATGAGCTTATTATACATTTCGTCTGTTGTGCGCTGTACTTTAGCTTCGTTCCATCTATTCTTTTTGGGTCTTTTTTTATTCTTTTCAATTTGAAATTCAAGTGCACGATCATAAAAGTTGTCTAAAGCGCTTATACGGCTTTCGATGTGTTCTTGAAAAGTTTTTTTATCCATTGTTATTTCCTCCTATAGCGCAATTTCGATGTCTATTTTCATAGCAAACAGGCTTCCTGACATTTAGCACTAGACACTAAATATGCTATAATAAAATAAAAAGTAGGTGAGTTTTTTGGGGATTTTTGATACATCCCTTCTTAGTGTTCTTGTGCCATCTGGAGGTCTTGGTTTTATTACGTTCCTCTTGTTTAATAAAATGGGTAAAGTGAAATTTTATGACAACCAAGACAAAGTGTTTTATGTTGTTGTATTTTCTTTGGCGAACTTCATTATCATGCTTGTGTTCGTTTCATTACTAAAATTATTTCTAAGTGCCAGCGTAGCATTATTATTTAGCTTAACTTTTACATTGATTCTAGCTGTTATATATCCGTTTTTAATGCCTTTTGACAAGAACAATCAGCTTAAAAATTACATCAATGATTTAAGAGACCAAAACGGTTTGGCTTATCTGCACGCAGAACCAGTTAGTGAGATTGTGTTTAATAATAATAATAAAGACACAGCTGTTTACATTTTTGATTTTGATAAGAGTCTAATTAATTGCGGCTTTATTACAAATATGAACACTCATAGTAACGAACCAAACGAATTGCTTATTGAGCCTTTTGATGAAGAATCATCATTAAAATCTTTTGATGATATATTGGCGTGGACGCAAAGACCAGGTATAGAATCTAAAGTACTTATAAACTTGAGTGAAAAGACACAAATTTATTTTATTGAAATATAGTTTTACCTTTTATCTGGCGGTGTTTTAACCTCTTTCGTTTTGTTTACTTAAAGAGCGCTGAGATTTTTCTTTAGTCATTTACCTCACCACCTTCCAACGTCTACTTTAGTAGGCGTTTTTGTTTTCTATATTAAAGCTTCATATAGACGCTTTAATATAATTTTTGCAATCACGTTATTACCAAGGATTTTTATACCATTCTAAGCCGCGCTCAATCCACATAATAAAGTAAGTGAAAGACATATCGGAAAATATTAATGGGTAAGCTAGCGTTTCTGCTTCGTACCAATAACCCATATCTATAATAAATCTTTTCGACATTTTTATTTCTCCTTTGTTTATGAAATTTATATAAAAATGCCAAAAGGCGCTGATAATCAATTATCCTTATATCACTCTACCAATAATATAAAACTCATCATCTTCAGTAACTTCAATATCTGGGTATAACAATTTGCCATCGTTGTCTACATCGTTATTTAGTGACACAAGAGTGAAACTATCAGAATGTTTATACACCTTTTTAATATACGCTTCATGTTCAACTTCGACAGCGTAAATCTTCTTGTCAATGAATGGTTCATCGGTAAGGACATATGCAATTTCGCCATCTTTAAAATGGGGCTCCATACTATCGCCAGTGATTTGGAATGCTAAATCGTATTTGTCTGGTACTTCGCACGAACGAACACGTGTACAAGCGATAGGGTTTGTTTTGTCGTAGTTCAACGTTCCTTTTCCTGCTGCAAGAAACCCCGTTACGTTCACCTCTTCATATTCGTGAGTTTCTTCTTTGATAATACCATCGACGTGTGCTTTGAAAGGAGCGACTTTACTTTTAGAAGTTTTGTCAGCGCTCTTCTTAACTTTAGCTTCTTCCTCTTCTTTCTTCTGTTCCTCCAGTTGCTCCTCTGCACATTCGAGTACTTTTTGTTGGCGGGGAGGTTGGAGTTGGGACTGGATGCGGAAAGTTTCTATTGGTTTAGTGTGTTTTCCGTCTTGCTCTTTGTTCAGTTCTTTGTTGAAGTTATCTTTTAATGTATTATCAATTTTAATTTCAGAAACCTTTCCCTCATAGACTCCGGCTAGCCAAGTCATTTCAACGTTAAAATATTTTGACAGTGCTGCCACAAATTCTAATTTTGGCGATCTATCGCCATTTTCATATCTAGATAAGGTAACTTTAGTGGTTCCAATTTCTTTAGCTAGACGTTCTAGAGTTATTCCTTTTTCTTTTCTTAACCGTTTCAATCTTTGTTGAAAAAGTTCGGATTGCACGATAATAACCTCCTCAAAAAAATAAATACAAAAAACTATTTAAGCTCATTATATAGTTAGGAACCCGAAAAGTAAATAAAAAAGTAACCAAAAGGTAATTTAAGGCTTGCAAAAGCTTCTCAAGGGTGATAGTATGTATTTGTAACCGATCGGTAACTAAATGAAAGGAGGTTTTTAAATGAAGTTTAATAGATTGAAAGGTCTTAGGGCTGAGAGGGGGCTTACTCAAAAAGATATGGCTAAAATATTAAAAATGAACACAACCACTTATAGAAAAAAAGAAAATGGCGAAAGAGACTTTACTCTTCAAGAAGTGGCTCTTGCTCAAAAAGAATTGAACATAGACCCCCAGTATTATTTTTTTTACATGTATAGTAACCAATCGGTTACAAACAACTTAAAGGAGGCATAAAAAATGAACATAAGAGAGGCAACTAAAATGTCGATGAGGTTAGGAAGGGACATTTATAGGAAGAGTCAGTACGAATTGAGAGTGACACTTATTCCATCTAACACACACGGTTATATTGCAGTTGTGAGAGAAGGTTCGAATAAAAGTAGTCTCACACCGTGGTGGCAGCCAACGGCGGAAGACTTACTAGCTGAAGATTGGGTTGTACTTGGATACGAGGAACAAGATTAAAGTCCTAGTAGCTTGCGTAACTGGTTAAGATCTTTAGCTAAAGAACGTATATTTTTTGAATACGCCTTTTCAAGAACTGCTATTGCGTTATTTTTCAATTTGATTATTACAGGTTTATCACTGGCGTAATAAAGGTACAAATACTGGTTTTTAGATAATTCTTTTAAAGTTTCCATCAAGTTCTCAGAAGTAAAGCCAATAAAAAATGTGTGATGCAGTTCTTTAAAAGTGCCAAAATCTACAGACTTGTCCAGAGAAACGCCCTCTGAAAGTCTATCTAGGTATATTTGGTACATATGCTTTAAAACAAATTGGGCGTTTTTACTAAGGGCTTCCATATTTATCACCTCCTTTCACTAGGAGCTAACAATATTATACACGAAAGGAGCATAAACATTATGAAAGCATTGCAAACAATCAAAAAAGTCATCTATTACTACTATGACGAAGTAGGTAACAGACGACCAATAGGTGTTAGTGATGAAAAACAAATCGAATTTTTAATTGATGAGAATTGGATAAATCATATGAATAAAACTTTTCCTAAAAGTATCAGTAACTTATATATGCAATTTGATGGGAAGGAATTTAAGTTAGATTAAATTTTTTCGTTAAATATTGGAAAGCAAGTTTACTCAGTAACGTGACGGACATACTAGAGGTTTCTTTAGCAACACGTTTCACTTCATTCCAAGTTTTATTATCTCGAATATTATCTAAGAACTCATGACCATAAAAAGTGATATTGCCGATTTGATAATAGGTAACTTTACTATTTATTACATTGACGTGTGCGTCTAAAATATCAGCTTCTTTCAATTTAATTAGACAGTACATTAATTCATCGAAATTGTAATTTCTATATACATCATAATCTTGGAAACTACGTGGAATTAGTAACGTTTCGAACGGCTTTTTTTCTTCGATCTCTAACAATAATTCACGAATACAATCATGGTTTAATTTCATAGCAATCTACCTCCTTAACAGGAGTATACCAGAAAGGAATGGTAACAAATGTTACAAAAATTTAGAATCGCGAAAGAAAAAAGTAAATTAAAACTCAATTTACTGAAACACGCAAACAGTAATTTAGAAACAAGAAACAACCCTGAACTGTTGCGAGCAGTTGCAGAGTTGTTAAGAGAACTTAATCGATAAATTCTACGAATTCGATTTTAGCTGAAGCGATAGCTACTACTTTGTCACCAACAAAAGTATATGAGTTATTCGTGAACGAGGACTTTTTAATATTTTCTTTTGATATTTCAACAGTCCCATGTTGGCCTGACTTTATCACTTTTTCTAAATTATTGATTTCAACAAATTTATCATTAGAAAGATATAAACAAGCTTTCATATAAATTACCTCCTTCTATTAGGAGATAACAACATTATACAAGAAAGGAATGATAGAAATGCCCAAAATCATAGTGCCACCAACACCAGAAAACACATACAGAGGTGAAGAAAGATTTGTTGAAAAGTTATACGCAACACCTACACAAGTTCATAAACTGTTCGGCGTAAGTAGGGGCACTGTTTACAACTGGCTTAAATACTATAAAGAAGATGACTTAGGCATAAAAAACTTATGTATCATTTATTCTCCAGCTGGGCAGTTGATTAATATTCCGAAGTTAGAAGCGTATTTGATTAAAAGGCAAGACAAAATACTTTAAGGAGGATTATCAAATGAGCGACACATATAAAAGCTACTTAATATCAGTACTGTGCTTCACCGTCTTAGCAATTGTACTTATGCCGTTTCTATACTTCACTACAGCGTGGTCAATCGCAGGATTCGCAAGTATCGCAACGTTTGTATTCTATAAGGAATATTTCTATGAAGAATAAAAAATACTGCTGCTCTGCGTGATGAGCAACAGTAAATGCATTCAAGAAATAATTTCAGACTTTAATATAAAACGAAACACGGAGGAAGTCAAGATGTATTACGAAATTGGAGAAGAACACGTTAAACCAATTAAAGTAGATGGTTTCAAATTCTTT